TGATATAACCCTTGATATTGATACAGCAAAAAAAGAATAAAAGGGGATAGCTGGCTCAGATTTGAGTTATTCCTAGCAACAGAACTTGGTAAGACTTTAGAAGAACTCAGGAAATCAATGACTGAGGTAGAGCTTATATATTGGGCTGGTTACTATGAAATTAAGCATGAAGAAGAAAAAAGAGAGATACAACGACAAAAACACAATTCAAGGTAATATATAAGAAAGGCTTTTTTTATCTGTGGCAGAGGCAGTAGTAAGACTTAAAGTTGATGCGACCAGTGCCAATAGAGCATTAACTGGAGTTCAAGCAAAAACACAAAAACTACAGTCTGCCTTTGGTGGTCTTAGAACAGCCATTGCTGGTATTGGTATTGGATTATTAGCAAAACAAGCAGTTAGTACATCTGCAAACTTTGAAAAGTTAAATGTTAGACTTGGTTTACTTACAAAAGCGTCTGGAACTTTTGCAAAGTCACAACAAATTGCGGCAGATGCACAGAGAGCTTTTGGACTTAGTGCAACTGAAGCTTTAGAAGGAATTACAGATATAACAGCAAGATTAGCTCCTTTGGGTGTTGGTGTAGAAGATATTAAAAGCACATTTTTTGGATTCAATACGGCTGCAAAGTTAGCTGGTGCATCAACCATAGAGGCATCAAACGCATTTAGACAGTTAGCACAGGCTTTAGGCTCAGGAAGGCTTGCTGGTGATGAATTTAGAAGTATATCTGAACAAATACCAACATTATTGCAGCCAATAGCAGATGAACTTAATGTTCCTATTGGAAAACTCAAAGAATTAGCTGCTGAAGGAAAGCTTACAAGTGAAGTTGTTTTAAGAGCATTAAGAACAATTGAAACAGATGGAGCGGCTTCTTTAGAAGCTTTAGTTAGAGCAGACCCTACTCAAGTATTTAAAGATTTATCAAATGAAGCTGAAAACTTGTCTAGAGCAGTTGGTGATTTACTTAAACCAGCAGTGATTGATGGAACAAAGGTTTTAACAAAACTTTTAGTGGTATTAACAGAATTTGTAAACAGTGATGCTGGTCAAGCAACTCTTATACTTGTTGGTATAGCAGCCGCAGCAAAAACTATTGCAGTTGCAGTTCCCATAGCAGGGGCAGCTATAGCGGCTATAACAATAAAAATAGGTGCATTAAAAATTGCAGTTCTTGGATTATCTGGTGCGATTGCAGCAACTGGTATTGGTGCTTTAGCAATTGGTTTAGGAGCTTTGACTACACAGATTATTAAAACTAAAAAAGCACAAAATGAATTAAACAATGCAATTGCAAAAGGTTCTGAAGAAGAAGTTACGAAACAATTACAAAAACAAAAAGAATTGAGAGAAAAAATTAATGAAAGACTAGAAACAGCAAAAGGTCGATCAAAAAAAGCTCTTGAAACAAAATTGAAAGAAATTGATGCCGATATTCGTATGTTAGATGGAAGAAATAAGACACTTCAATCCGATCAACTTATAAATGAAAAACTTACAGAAAGAGTAAATATTCAAAAAGAAAGCACTGAAGAAATTAAAAATCAACAAGTCGAAACAGATAAACTTAAAGAAAAAATGACCGCTGTTGGTGAAGAGATTGAAGGCAGTATTAAAAGTAACTTAAGAGATTCAATTACTGGCGCACAGTCTTTCGGTCAGGCGATGACTAATGTACTGAACCGAATTAGAGATAAAATTATTGATGCACAAATAGACAAGGCTATAGGTGGTTTTGGAGAGTCGTTTGGTAGAGCCGCAAGTGGTGGTAGAAGAAGTGGAATTGGTGGATTTTTAGGAGGTTTAATAGGAGGTCTTTTTGCAAATGGTGGCCAACCTCCTGTCAACAAAATTTCAGTAGTAGGTGAAAGAGGCCCAGAACTATTTGTTCCTCGTTCTGCTGGCACAATAATTCCAAATAACAAACTTGGTGGTGGGATAACAAATAATTACGTTACAGTAAATGTAGAAGGTGGTGGTGTATCTGCTGCTGGAAACAATGTTGATCTTAATGCTTTAGGTCAAGTTATTGGACTTGTTGTTCAAGCTCAATTAGTAAAAGAAAAACAAGCTGGCGGTATTTTAGCGAGGTAACATGGCAACTTTTCCAAACATAAGTCCTGTTTATGGAATGAAAAAAGCAAGTGTTCCAAAGATTAGAACAACTGCTTTGGGTGATGGATATGAATTTAGGGCTTTATTTGGCCTTCCATTGACTCAAGACCCTAAGATATATGATTTAGTTTTTAACGTATCTGAAGAGGAGTCAGACGTTATAGAAGCGTTTTTGAGGAGTCGTGTTAACGATCAAGCAAGTTTTGATTTTACTCCACCAGCAGAAGGTTTTACAAAAACAGGAACATACAGTCAAAGTGGTTCAACGGTTACTATAACAATTACAAATCATGGTCTTGCTATTGGTGATGTTGTAACTATTGATTACACCACTGGATTATCTACGGATGGAACTTTTGCGATAGTAACGGCAGCCGATCAAAATACTTTTACTGTTACCGCAGCAAATAGTGTGACAACTACTGGTAATGTTTCAGTCACTTTATCTGGTACTGGAAAATTTGTTTGTCAGGCATGGACAAAAACAATACCATATAATAACAGAGCTATTTTAAGTTGCACTTTTAGAGAGGTATTTGAACCGTAATGGCTTTACCTACAGCAGAACTTCAAGCATTAACTAACAAGTCAATTATTGAACTTTTTACATTGACATTAGATTCTGCATTACATGGAGCAACTACTGTTTCAAGATTTCATTCTGGTGTAGGTTTAAATAGTAATGCCTCAATTATTTGGCAAGGAAATACTTATGATAAATATCCTTTAACAGCAACTGGCTTTGAATATTCTGGACGTGGAAGGCTGCCAAGACCTGTTTTCACTGTTTCAAATATTTTAGGAACCATCACAACTCTTATGGCAACTGTAAATGCCACAACACCATTTAATGACCTTCAAGGTGCAAAGGTAGTTAGAATTAGAACACTTGCACAGTTTTTAGATGCTGCTAACTTTCCATCTAATAAAAATCCATATGGTACGCCTGACAGCACAGCAGAGTTACCACAGGAAATATATTTTATAAACAGAAAAACAGTTGAAAATAGAAATATTGTACAATTTGAACTTACTTCGGCTCTTGATTTACAATCGGTTCGCGCTCCAAAACGTCAAGTTACAAAAAAAGATTTCCCTGCTGTAGGTAGTTTTATAAACGCATGACTTGGAAAGATCAAGCTGTAAAACACGCTGAAGAATGTATGCCACAAGAATCATGTGGATTGCTGGCAATTATCAAAGGAGAGAAAACTTATTGGCCTTGTAAAAATATTGCAGAAACGGGATTTGAATATTTTGTGATTGATCCTGATGATTGGGCTGAATGTGAAGATACAGGAGAGATAATAGGGGTTGTACATTCACACCCTAATGATCCCGCAACACCATCTGACAATGACAAAGCTAGTTGTGATTATTTAGGTCTGGAATGGTTTATTTATAGTCCTATGACAAAGGAATGGTGTAATTTTAAGCCTTTTAATTTTAAATCCTCTTTGTATGGGCGAACTTGGATCTGGGGAAAACAAGATTGCCTTTCTTTAATTTGGGATTATTTTGAAGAAAAACACAACTTAAAGTTAAAAAATTGGCCTAGACCAAAAGATTTAAAAGCATTTGCGCAAAATCCATATTTTTCAAAAGTTTTAACAGAATCAGGTTTTAAAAAAGTAGATGTTAACGATATACAACCAAACGACATTTTACTCATGGAGGGGATATTTAATAAATTAAATCACGTTGCATTATACATTGGAGATCAAACAATTTTTCATCACACTCTTAAAAAATTAAGTTGTCGAGAAATTTATGATTTACAATATATAAAAAAGACAAAAGAGGTTTATAGATATGCAGCTTAAAAAAATCAGAGTATATGGTAAGTTAAGAAAATTTTTAGGATCTTCTTATTTTGAAGCTGCTATATCAAGTCCAGCCGAGGCAGTAAGATTTTTACTTTGTAATTATCCAGAAGTAGAAGAACATATGTGCAAACAATATTACAAAATTAAAATGAATAATAATGATATAACTCTTGATTTTTTATCAATGAAAGGTAAGGGAGATATACAAATTATTCCAGTTGCAACTGGATCTGGGCCAGTTTTTGCAATTGTAGGAAGTGTTGTTTCTGCTGGTGTTGCTGTAGTTTCTACGGCTGCTACCGCAGTTACTTCCGTTGCTGGAGGTATTTTGTCTGCTGCAAATACGGCTGCTGGGGCTGCTATAGGCACTGCTGCTACTGTCGCAAATGCGGCTGCTGGGGCTGTTGTTTCTACGGCTGGCGCTATTGCTGCGGAAGTTGGTACGACAGGTATTATTGGAAATGTTGCAACCGCTGTTGTCACTGATGTTGCCATAGATGGTATTACTTCTTTGATTGCCCCAACACCTGAGATCGCTCAACCTGTTGAAACTGTTGACCCTATTCCACAAAATGATGTTGTATTACCAGATCAAAGAGCACAAAATTCTTTTGGATTCTCCGCAATAACTAATATTTCTAGGGCTGGCGTTGCTGTTCCAATAATATATGGTGAGGTTTTTACTGGATCAGTTGTTATTAGTGCTGGTATTGATACTGTACAAATAGAAGGTACAGCAGAATGATTTTATGAGTGTAATTCAAGAAGGTACAGGCTCTCTATTTGGAATACCAACTGATTTAATAGATCCTGATATTCCAAGTAATGTTTTAGCATCAAAGCAATTCCAAACACTTATGGAGTTGTTAGGCGAAGGAGAAATAGAGGGTTTTCCTAGTGCAACAGGTAGTAAAGGTTCATCTGAATACAATACTTCAGCACTAAAAGATGTATTTTTAAACGGCACTCAAGTTTTACAACAATCGGCTGGGACAAGTCCTTCAGATGCAGATTTTAATTTTCAGAATGTATCATTTGAGCCAAGATTTGGAACATCTGATCAAACAGCTATTCAAGCAATAACAGAACAAGAAACGGAGTTTTCAGTTAATACCACAGTTTCTGCAAGTTCACCTGTTTCGGTTAGTATTACAGATACTTCAGTTGGTGCGGTTAGGGTGACAATTGCTTTTTCAGAATTGCAAGAATTTTTAGATGATGGAGATATTGACGGGGCAGAGGTTACTTTAAATATTCAAACTATTGAAAATGATGGCACTACACAAACTGTAATTACTGATACTGTAAAAGGAAGAACTGCAAGTGCATATTTTAGAGATTATAAAGTTAACTTACCAACTGGCACAAGTTTTCCTGTTACAATAAAAGTAAATAGAGTCACAGCAGATAGCACAGAAAATACACTAAGAAATAGTTTTGTTTTTACAAATTATACAGAAATAATAAATGCACAATCAACTTTTGCTAATTCTGCTTATGTTGCTTTAAGGTTTGATGCTAAGACCTTTCCAGCAACACCAAGACGTTCATACAGAGTAAGAGGAACAAAAATAAAAATACCTCATAATGGTACTGTCAGGCCTGATGGTTCGATTAGTTATAGCGGTACTTTTAATGGAACTTTTAAATCAGACAAAGAATATTCAAATGATCCAGCATGGGTTTTATATGATCTTTTAACAACATCAAAAGGATTCGGAGATCAGATAGACACTTCAAATTTAGATGTTTTTAGTTTTTATAGTGCCTCTGTTTACGCATCAGAATTAGTCGATGACATGACAGGTACAGGTAATACTGAGCCACGTTTTTCATGCAACGTTGTAATACAGAATCAAAAACAGGCTTACAACTTAATTAACGAGCTTAGCAGTTGTATGAGGGCAATGCCTTTTTATTCTGCTGGCACTGTAGCCCTTGGACAAGATAGACCAACAGACGCATCTTACTTATTTAATTTATCAAACGTAACTGAAGCTGGTTTCACATATACAAATAGCTCAATTAGAACAAAACATACCGTTGTAAATGTTGCTTATTTCGATATGGAAACAAGGACGATTGAATATGAAACTGTAGAAGATACTGCATTACAAGCAAAGTTTGGAGTTGTTGTTAAAAATTTAAAAGGTATTGCTGTAACATCAAGGGGTCAAGCTGCCAGACTCGGAAAATGGTTTTTATATACTCAAAACAATGAAGGCGAGGTTGTGAATTTCGTTACTTCTTTGGAAGCTGGTGTTCTTGTGCGTCCTTCACAAGTAATTCAAATTGCAGATCCATTAAGGGCTGGTGTTAGAAGAGGCGGAAGAATAAAAACAGGAGTATCTACAACAGAAATTGTTGTTGATGATGAAAATAATACAGATTTAACATTTTCAGATTCAGCTACATTATCAGTAATTTTGTCAAATGGAACATTAGAAACAAGATCAATAAGTTTTATTTCTGGAACTACAATCATAGTTTCTTCGGCATTTAGCTCTGTTCCACAAGCAAACTCAGTTTGGGTTTTAGAAAATACAACGGTTCAGCTTCAAACTTTTAGAGTTATTGGTGTTACTGAGCTTAATGGTTTAGCTTATCAAGTCACTGCCGTAGCATTTAATTCTTCAAAATATGATTCTGTTGAAGACGGTTCGACATTAGCATCAAGAACAGTAACAACATTAACTGAATTAAAACCAGCTCCAAGTAACTTACAAGGTTCTGAGCAAATTGTCGTTATAAATAATCGTGCTGTTTCTAAATTATTTATTCAATGGGAACCAGTACAGGGTGTTACACAATACATGGTTCAATATAGATTTAAAAATGAGAATTTGATTAGTGAAAGAGTAACAAGACCAGATTTCACAATTTTTGAAACAAAAGCTGGAACCTATGAAGTGCGAGTTTTTAGTTTCAACGCATTAGGAAAACCAAGCACACAGCCTTCAACAACCTTATTTACTACTGTTGGTAAAACTGCTTTACCAGATGATCCATCAGGATTAACAATAGAACCTGTTTCAGATCAGTTTGTACGATTACGTTTTAATCCTTCTACCTCTGTTGACGTTTTGCATGGAGGCACAGTTTCAGTAAGGCATACTCCCTCTGTTGATCCAGTAGTGGCAACATTTACAAATGCTACTGAAATCATTCCAAAACTTGCTGGTAATATTACAGAAACACTTGTCCCCGCATTAACTGGGACTTATTTAATTAAATTCATTGATGATGGTGGTCGCAGATCAAATAACGCTGCAAAAATAATTGTAACTCAACCAGACCCACAACCAAATCAAGTTATACTTACAGAAAGAGAAGATACTGACTCACCACCATTTCAAGGTAATAAGGTAAATACTTTTTATGATGCAGATTTTGATGGGTTATTATTGGATGGCACTTTTCTTATTGATGATGTAACACAAAATATAGATGATTTATCAACCATTGATTTCTTAGGACCAATAAATTCATCTGGAACATACGAATTTCAAAACAAAGTTGATCTTGGAGCAAAATTTAATTTGATGCTCAAAAGGAGATTTGTTACCTCTGGACTTTTACCAAATGATTTAATTGATTCTAGAACTGCAAACATTGATACTTGGACTGAATTTGACGGTGCTTTGGCAGAGGATGTAAATGCAAAACTTTTAGTCGCAACAACAGATATTGACCCAGCAACTTCTGTTTCGGCTACATACGAACAAAGCGGTAAAACCATTACTATTACAAAGACCTCGCATGGATATTCTGTTGGGGATTTTGTTGTTATAGATTTTACGGCTGGATCTGCGACTGATGGTAATTATGAAATCCAAACAGTACCAAATGCAAACACATTTACAGTAACAGCTAGTGCTAGTGCAACAATATCAAGCGGAACTTCTTGTACTTATGGTGCAAACTTTTCTCAATTTAATACTTTTGCAAATGGCGAATATACAGCAAGAGGATTTAAATTCAAATGTGAGCTTGAATCAAATGATCCCGCACAAAATATTAATGTTACAGAACTAGGTTTTGAAGCAAGTGTAAAACGTAGAACAGAAACTGTTAATAATGCTATTGCTAGTCAATGTGCGACAACTAATTCAGCAAAGACAGTTACATTTGGTGATCCATTTTTTGCGGGTACTGGATCCCTTGGAGGAAGTACAACAGCTTTTGCACCTAGTATAGGAATCACATTAGATGGTGCTGTGTCGGGTGATTATTTTAAAATAACATCTGTAACAGGTAGTCAATTTGTTATTGAAACAAGAGACGTAAATAATAATTTCAAAGATTTAAGTTTTAAATATACTGCAATCGGGTTTGGTAAAGGTAGTTAAATATGTTTATATTTAAGTTATGAACTATCATATACTTATATTAAAAGGACTAAGTAATGGCAACTCATGATTATATTCTAGCCAACGCATCAGGGGCTGCATTTCGTACAGACCTTAATAATGCTTTAGCTGCAATCGTTAGTAATAACTCAAACTCATCTAGTCCAGCTACTACTTATGCATATCAATGGTGGGCTGATACTTCTGCTGGTGTTTTAAAAATAAGAAATTCTGCCAATAACGCTTGGATTGAACTTTTACAACTTGACGGTACTTTAACTCTTGAAGATGGATCTGCTTCAGCACCAGCATTAGCCTTTAGAGATGATTTAAATACAGGTATTTTTAGTTCTGCCGCTGATACTTTTAATATTGCAACAGGAGGATCACTACGATTAATTATAAATTCGTCTGGGTTCTGTGGTATAGGTACAGCATCACCTCAACGGATTCTTCATTCCTCAGGAGGTTCTAGTGACAACTGTATTCTTGCCACCAGTGCTGCTGGTAACGCTTTCATAGGTTTTGCAGATAACGGAACAACAAATCAAACTGGTTTGTCGGTTCGGATTGGTTCTAGTGGCGATTCATTTGTATTTCAGACAGGAGGCACAAACACAAGGATGTTTATAAAAAGCGATGGGAACGTGGGTATAGGCAGTACCAATCCTCAGTATAAATTGCACGTAATAGCTGGTGGAGTAGATCAAACAGCAAGATTTGAAAATGCAAAAACTGGAAATAATGAAATTAATTATATAGCTATTGGTCTAGCTAGCGGAAGTACAGGAATAGCATTATTTGGGCATACTGGACACTCTACAGCAGCCTCTCAAGCAGCGTGGTTTGGTGTGGGTGGTGATGATGTAGCAGGTGGAGTAGGAGTGAAAGCCTTCAAAGGTGGAATAATACAAATGAATGGTGTTTTAAATGTTCAAAACGGTAATTCACCAACTGTACAAGCTAGTGTATCTACCTCTGGCGGATTTGGAGCGTTCTTTGAAACTACATCAAATACAGCATCTAATGGTATTCCTGTAATTATTAACAGACACGTTGATAATGGTATAATGATTGAATTTAAAGTATCAAATACTGTTGTAGCTACTATTCACAGAAACTCATTAAACCAGATGGTTTATGGTGGTCAATCAGATTATAGATTGAAAGAAAATAATGTAGCCATTAGTGATTCTATAGCAAAAATAAAATCTTTAAAACCTTATGAGTTTAATTTCAAAAATTTACCTAATAAAAAAATATTAGGATTTTTTGCTCATGAATTACAAGAAGTTGTACCGCAGGCTGTTACTGGAACGAAAGATGAGATGTATGAACATGATGATACAAAACCTAAGTATCAAAATGTAGATAATTCACATGTTGTTCCATTATTGGTGGCTGCTGTGCAAGAATTAATTACGAAAGTTGAAACCCTTGAAGCTGCTTAGTATAATTGGATAACTCTCTATAATTTTATGGCAACACCTCAAGAGATTTATGACGAAACAAAAACTCGTCTTGATCTTAACATTGCAAAAGCACAAATGCTAGAAAAAGAAATACAAGAAAAAGTTGCTGAAAAAAATCAACTGATGCAACCAATAATGGAAGATCAAGGAGCTTTAAAACAGTTTGCAAAATTACCAGATGTTGTAACTGAAACTGTCCAAACAGTAGAATCAAATTAAAATATCTATTATTATGGCTGTTACTTGGAATGTAGTTGCTTTAGATGCAACAAAAACTGTTGGAACTCTATCTGATGTAGTTACTTCTGTTCATTGGCATGTAAGTGATTCTGAAACTGTAGGTAGTGGTGATTCTGCTGTGGTGCATTTTGGATACCTTAATGGTGTTATAAACCTTGCCGATCCTGACGCCTCTAACTTTACTGCTTATGATTCGATTACAAAAGATGATGCGATTGCTTGGGCTAAAGCTGCACTAGGTTCTAATGAAGTAACAGCTATTGAAACGGGTATTGCGGCACAGATTACAGAATCAAAAACACCTACTAAGACTTCTGGTGTACCTTGGTAGTCATATAAGACGTAATTAGATATAAAGGAGCTATAGTTGGAATAATTAAGAGCATTGATATAATTAAGGTGTGAGAGATTGCTTTCAGTATTGCTTCTTTAACCATGTTGCTTGATCGTATTATTAAAATTATTTCTATTTTGTCATTTTTGATGTCAGTTTCAATGGCAGCTTTCGGATATGTAGCAATTCGCTATATGCAAAGCCCAGAATTTGAGAGGACATTAAAGAACAAAATAATGGGAAGTCTGGAGAATAAACTACCAGATGTGATGGGAGATAAAATGCCAGATTTCACAGGGCCATCTATACAGCTTCCAGAAAAAAAAGAAAAAATTAATTTGTGAACTACATAAAAAGAACACAAAACAGGATAAAAACAAGATTTATAGCTTGTTTAGCTTTAATTACATCAGCAATTACATTTGGATCGGGGTTTATGGTGTTTTTGTATATGAAAAGTCCTGCTTTTGAAAATCAGTTATTAGGACAAGTTATTAAACATATGGATTGGATTGTTGAAAATGAATTACAAAAACAACTAAAAAAATTAAAACCAAGACCTGTTGCAGATGCAAACGATCCAAATAAATGGTTTTGGGATTACATAGAGCAAAGAAATAAAGAGTATATAGAATGGGAAATTGAAGGTAAATGGAAATAACTAAAATTCCAATAATTGAAATACCACAAATAAAAATAAAAGAAATTTATATTCCCAAAACAAGAACATGGGAGCAATATCCAACAACTTTAGATATTATTGACAAACCTAAGATTGATTATCCTGTTGTAAGTTATCCGACATTTAAGGCTCTTGAGTATTTACCAGAAAAATTTATTCCAACAGATCCAGTAAAACAGCCAGAGCAACCTCAACCAGAAATACCACAGCCGCCAGAATATAAACCCAAAGTCAAAAAAGATAAAGAGTTCTTCATAAAATGTCCGTCTGAGGATAACATTCCAGTAGGAAGCTACCCTAATGACCTTAAGTTACAGGTGGTTGTTTCTCATGTAGTAAAGAATGGTAAATGCTATGAAGTCTTCAGAGATTCAACCTTTGTTGAGAAGTGGATACCTAGCTCTCCTGTTCTTGTCAGCACTTCAATTATTGCTATTACTGCGGGTGCAAGTCCTATCATCTTGAAGCTACTCACCAACCTCATCAAGACTGCCATTAAGCGTCTGTCCAAATCTAAGGACAAATCAAAGGCACAAACATAAGCAAAGAAATCCAGAGGCCCTTTGTAGGCCGTTCTGAGTGGAGCAAAATTACTTGTTTAGCTCAATTTTGTGTGTATGAGGGATAACTTGGTTCATTTTAGGTTTGCTTACTATATCTGAACAAAGATCAAAATATTCAGATTCTGGAGAATATTCTGCCCCGCTTACTCTAAGCTCATGGCAATTTTTCAATCTGGCCAATTCGTAATTTAATCTGGCTGTCGATAATTGTTGCCGCATTATCTTTTCCTGAGTAGTTGCACTTTTGAGGCAAGCATCTTGAAAACGTCTATCAAGTGGGACAGATATTGTAGCTGCTATTCCAAAATTAAAAGAAGTGGCATCTTTGTTGCCGCTGTAATTTTCTCTATAAAACAAAATTTCACCCGCATTTGTAAGGTTGCCATCATCATCTGTTGCTTCGTTATAAACTGGCGTATGAAAAATGTAGTCTTGGGGACGCTTAACTGAAACTGATGTAGTAGCAAATGGGCTAACCGATAGTGTAGCTCCAGAACATTGAATACCAGCACCATAGCTGTTCTCTGTCATGGGGCCTGTCAAAACTTGGGTTGCAAAATTACTGACGCTTGAACTGGTATTGCTCTGTGGATTGGCTATTGTCGAGGTGTTGGCATAACTAGGTAAACAAGAAAAAAGGGTTATTAGTTGGAAAAGATAATAGTAGTGTCTGTGACTATTTCTGACTGAACTGACCTTGTTATATCGATTATTGACTCTAATGAAGGGCCTTTGTAAAACTCTGAAAATTGAAAAGCGTTGCCTTGAGTGGTTTGCTGCCATTGAGGTTTTTGATCCAT